CCGCTGCCGGAGCAATGCCCCAAGTGTCAGTTCTATTGCTATTACACGCAAGAGGAGATGGACGATGACTAAATACACCGTAAATGTAAGTGAAATTGTTTGGTATTGCTACAGTGTCGAGGCTGATACCCAAGAAGAAGCCGAACATAAAGCCAGAAACATTTGGTGCAACGATGGTGATGAAGCCGTGGATCATGGCGAGTGGCTGCAATGGCGGCAGAATGCTGAAGTTGATGGCGAGGTGGGTGATTTCTTTTTAGAAAAAAAGGAGGATAACTGATGACTAATCGTGGATCATATCGTGTGAATGTTCGGGTCACGACCGAACGTGAGGTGGTCGTCCAAGCTGACGGCCTTGATGAGGCAGAGATCAAAGCAATGGTCGAAGTGGTGGCACTGACTGGTGGCACTGATGCAGAAGTTTTATGGGCAATGGAGGTAGCAGATGACTAATATCGGAAAAGTGGATACAGGATATGTGTTGGATAGGTTGGAAAAAATTAACAATGATGGAAAAAACCGAAAGCAGGGGCTGGAAGGTTTCCTGAATGAGTTAAAGCATAATCACGAGGTTGATGTTAAAAATTCAACCGAAGAGTATGAGCGCACAAAAATCTGGGATTACATGAATGATGCAGAAATCTTCATTATTGCAGAACCTAATTACTCTATCGGCGGGATCAAACAGCCGCAGGAAATAATTGGTAAGATACCTTTTTCGTTGGGCTATCATACTTCAATGTATGGCGATCCAATCGAGGACGAAGATCTGGCAGAGTTTATAAAGGATGTGATGCGCGTGGCTTCAGACATTAGAAGAGCGTATGAGCATTATCCTGATTATGAAATTCATGTTCAGGTTCGATATACCTTTGGTCATGTGAATGTATAAGGAGGAGACGATGACTGACATTCCTAAACACGGCAGCCCGCAGGATCGAGGTTCGGCAGACCGATATTATGGTAGACCTTTCAACCCGCACTGGTATCCTGAGGGTACTGGCAAAGGTTCGAGGGTCGAGTTACAAGACATGACAGCCGATGAGATTGTTGCCTACACCAAGGGCTTTAATGAGGAAGAAGACAGAAAGGATTGGGGTTGATGCCTAGAAAACGTGAGCGGGTGCGGACGCACCGTGGAGACTGGAACCATATGCCAATGGCAACTATCGCGCATCATGATGCGGTGGAGCGCGAGAAGATCCGAGAGGCGTGGGCGAAGGCGACAGCTAATCTTCCCAAAAATGCATTTGGCGATAACGTAGATACGCAGGACGAGGATGTCGGCACATACTATACCAAGGGTACTTTTGTGGAGGCTGGCTATGGATATGAAATTTATGATGAAGGTCATGACAAAACGTAAAAAAATACGCACGTTCTATAAGCCGAAGGACTGGCTTTGCTTTGAAGACCCTAGGGTCGAGGAAGTAGAACGCACAACAGAGTTTGTGCGGCGGGTAAGACCGTTGCACATTGAGGAACCGTTTCGCGAAATGAAATGGTGGGAAACGCACCCAGAGGAGGGCTACTGATATGGGTAAGGTGAAGGCTATGGCGATGGAATGGGAGGATCAGTATTGGGATCTCGCTTCGCAGACTATCGGAAGTTGTGAACACTTTGGAGAGTTCACACAAGAGATGGAGCAACACGCTCCGCTTGTCCGGCACATTCAAGACATCGAGTTGACAGAAATGATGCGCGAGGCGTGGGATAATTATTGGAGTAAGTACATATGAAAGTCGCAGAGATGAACGACAAGGAGGCAGAGCAGGCTGGTCAGATGATCGAAGACTTACTGACTGAGTTGCAGTCTATGGCTCTCGACCCGGATATGGCAGCTTATCTTTTTATATCAACAGGGATGACGTTGCTGATGAGCAACAACCCTGATGATCCAGCTTTTGTAACATACCTACACGCATCGGCGATGGCTGCGGCTGCGGCATCAGCCAGTGAAATGCGTAAGGACGCAGAGCAAGAGAGGACAGAACATTGAGTAGTATTATTGAAGGAGATGGGTCGTGGCAGGTGGCGTTGGACGCAGGCCGCTGTCCCAAGTGTGGGTCAAGCACTGAGACGCAGCTTGCGCCAAGTTTCAAGAAGACTTGCACCTCATGTAAGCTTACCATAATTGACAGCACCCCAGTATCTGATGCTATAGTGGATGATACAATGCCATCTGAGTGGGAGTCCGGTATGTATGAGACAAGACTGATGCCAACAGAGGAGCAGATCTTCTCTGATGTAAACACTAAGCCGATGATTGAGTGGTCTGAAGCTGTATCAGCAATCGATGCGCTGGTTCGGGAGAAGCTCGACTATATGGATGACTATCCCGATGACTACAGCGACAAGGACAAAAAGTATTTGGAGGTAGTATGGAACAGAATACTCAGGGGCTGAACCGTATCATCAGGATACTTGACGAGGAGCTTACAGAGTTGCAGACTGCTGGCCTGTACCGTGAAGCTGAAAAGACACGGGCAAGGCTAGAGACCTATCTCGATATGCGGGACAGGGCGCGACAAATACTGGAAGGACTCCCCGACAATGTCAGACGATACGAAGGACAATAACGTAATCTATCTTAACAAGCGGCTGGAGTTTACGGCAGAGGCAGTGCCTGTTGTATGTAAGCTAGCAGGGGAAACATTGAAGGATGTTGTAATACTGGGCGAGTCTCGAGATGGATCGATCAAGATGATAACCACGCAACCTGATGTGGCAGACATCTTGTTCTATATAGAGTCGGCGAAGTTTGCAATCATGCAAGGAGGGCTAGAAGATGAATGAGATGTCAGCAGAGACGCAGGAAATGCTGTCTATTATGGATGAGTATGAGCGGGGCGATGTCAATCTGGAGGAGGCTGTCGCAAAGATATCGCAGTACGCACCACTAGGCGACAACACCATCGCGGAAATCTTGATGGGTGTGGAGCGGGAAAACGTATTGAAGTTCCCAGAGCCAAGGTTCGAGGAAGTAGAGCCGGAGGACGATGAGTCTTGCAGCAAGGCTGTGTTTTCTTTTACCGCTGAGTTTGATCTAGACGACCCAGCATAGGTGTACAAGTAGGGGCTTGACTTACACCGTGGAGGACATCATGAAATTTAAATACAAGACGGAGCCATATGAGCATCAGCGAGTTGCGCTCGAAAAATCCCATTCACAAAAAAACTACGCTTACTTTATGGAGATGGGCTGTGGCAAATCAAAGGTACTCATTGACAACATCACTTGGTTATACGAAGGCGGACACATCGACACCGCGATTGTCGTTGCGCCAAAGGGGGTATACCGGAACTGGCAGATATCAGAGATACCTGCTCATTTACCAGAGGACATTGAACATGAGGTCTATGTTTGGAATCCGAACCCAAACAAGACTCAGACGAACCACCTCACGGAAGGTCTTACGCAGCGTGAAAAGCTCCGCATCTTACTGGTTAATGTTGAAGGATTTGCGACGCCGAAGGTACGAAAATACTTGGAGATGTTTGTTCGCGGATCGGCGTTTCTACTTGCGGTTGATGAGTCAACAACTATTAAGAACCCAAAGGCCAAAAGGACTAAGGCTTTGGTTGCGCTTGGCAAGGGTGCATCGTTTCGCCGCATACTCACTGGATCGCCAGTCACTAAGTCGCCGATGGATCTTTACTCGCAATGTGAATTTATGGACAAAGGACTGCTTGGACATGACTCTTACTACTCATTCCAAGGGCGCTACGCAATCACAAGAACTCAGCGGATGGGCAATCATAGCTTTCAACAAGTCGTGGGATACAGAAATCTTGACGAGCTTTCTACCAAGCTGGATCGTTTCTCGTATCGCGTAACCAAGGAGGATGCGCTCGACCTGCCGGAGAAGATATATACTGTCCGGCACGTTGGTATGACTGACGATCAGCTTAGACATTATATGTCACTGAAGAACGCAGCCATTGCTTTGCTGGATAACGGTGAGTTGGTGTCTGCCCCGGCGGTGATGACCCAGTTGCTGCGCCTTCAGCAGGTGCTGTGCGGTCACTTGATGACAGACGATGGTGAGCTAGTGGAGTTCAAGACAAAGCGGCTGGACGCACTGCTAGAGACGGTAGAAGAGATGTCCGGCAAGGTCATTATCTGGTCACGGTTTCGGTACGACATAGTAGCTATTGTAGCTACTTTAGCTAAAGCATATGGGTCGGGGTCGGTTGTCTCATACTTCGGCGATACGACAGATGAACAACGTCAAAACGCTATAACGTCATTCCAGTTCGGAGATGCAAGGTTCTTTGTTGCCAACCCACAGACCGCAGGCTATGGCCTGACGCTGACGGCAGCAACAAACGTGATCTATTATGCCAACGATTTTAATCTTGAGACGCGAATACAATCGGAGGATCGGTGTCACCGTATTGGGCAGAAGAATACCGTGACCTATGTAGACTTTATGTCGAAGGGCACGATTGATGAGTACATTGTTAAAGCTCTTCGGGCGAAGATTGATCTGTCGGCAAAGACTCTGGGCGAACAAGCGAGGAAATGGCTTGAAGTTTCTCCCCGCCGTGGTGACGATTAGCGGCGTTCTGGTTTGATGTTTTTGAGGGGTTGAATTGATGGGGGTAAAGGTGACATTCGTGTGTAACAAGGTCGACATAGAGGAGTCGGACGCCAAGCTTCTGCTGCTTTTGTTTCAGAGTGCGGCTTATAATGCTCCCGTTTTCCCGTCGAGCTACCGTCTTCACATCGAAGAGCAAGAGTTCGCCTTTCGGGTTCAGGGCTATAAGATCAATCGGTCCCTGCTCGATGAAGGGGGAGTACACATAGCAGCCTTGTGACATCAACCACTCGGCTGCAACGAGTTCAGATCTTTTACCATCACAAATTCTATGATCTGGTCTCATTTGGTACTTGACCCCCTGTTTCTATCTAGGATAAGGTCTAAACAGTAACAGCATGAAAGTTAGGAGTAAAGATGAATACCAACAAATGGAAATCAGTCGCTGTATCTATCGAGGTGTACACACTTTTGAAGGATTTGGCACAGAAGAATGACCGCAGCGTGAGCAAACAGCTTGCTCATATTGTCAAGAAGGAGGTTAGTGAAAAAGCTGCTTGACCAAGACTACCACCCTCTATAGGGTAATCAACCTAAAGCCGAAGGGCGTAAACTTTGTAAGTGAAAGGAAGAACGATGAGCGATGTGTTCTCGCTAATGGAAGAGGAAGTCGATGCCAGTAAGTTCGACAACATCCAAAAGGACGGCGTATCAAAGTTATCAAACTTGATCCGTGCGTCCATCCAAGTGGACAAGGATATCGAGGATGCCGAACAGCATCTGAAAGATCTGAAGTTCAAGAAAAAGAAAATCACAACAGAAGATATCCCCGCTCTTATGGAAGAGATGGGAGTTGATAGTCTCGAGGTCGACGGTCACAAGGTGAAGGTGCGACCTTTCATTCATGCTCGTATTGCTGATGACAAGAGGGATGAAGCGTTTGCTTTTCTCCGGTCTATTGGTGAGGCGGACATCATTAAGAACGATGTTGTGGTGTCATTCTCCGCAGGCCAAGACAATATGGCTGGCGCGGTAATCGATGACCTAAGAAATCAAGGCTTTGATCCAGCACAAAAAACGCACATCCACGCCTCGACACTAAAGTCGTGGGTAAGGCAGCGCGTGGAAGCTGGCAAAGATTTGGACTTCGATACATTCGGAGTTTACGTTGGCGCAGAAGCAACTATTAAACGGAGTTAGTTATGAGTATTGCCTCTTTTACAAAAGAACAGGAGCTTGAGATATTTGGTGGCGCGGTTAGATACGATGTCTCAGTGCCCATCAGTGTTGTGGTTGATTTTTCAGAAACAGGTTTGGACTGGAAGGATGCACTAAGGGAAGAGGTTCGCAAAAAAATAATAACGCATGTGAATAATGACGATGCGTTTGAATTTAAATTCACTGGACCTCACAATGTAGAAAACGGAGTTAGTTATGAGTAACACACAAGTAGCAGAGAAGAAGACCACTGCGGTGGCAAATATTATGGCAGACCTTGAGGCACACTCAGGGGCTGGTATGGATCAGATCGGCACAGAGGATATGCAGATTCCATTTCTGCGTGTCTTGCAACCAATGTCTCCACAGTTAAACGAACAAGAGCCTGTGTACATTGAAAATGCGTCGGCTGGTGACCTTTACAATTCAGTAACAGGTCAGTTCTGGAAACGTAAAGAAGGGGTGTACGTTATCCCGTTCGGGTACACCGTTAAGTATCTTGAGTTCCTGCCCAAGGATCCGGGGTCATCGAGCAAAGGTGGTCTGGTAGGTGAACTAAACGCCAAAGATCCAGACATTCATCGCACGACTCGTACTGGTGCGGTCGAGATCCTGCCGTCAGGTAACGAGTTGATTCGCTCACACCAGCATCTGGTTGTTGTGGTTGATCCAAAGACAGGTGCTTCTCATACCGCTATCTGTGACCTCAAGAAGTCAGGCATCAAAGTATCCAAGCGTTGGAACACAATGATGCGGATGGTTCAGTACGAAGGCAAGAACGGGCCGTTCAACCCACCTATGTGGGGTACTGTCTGGAAGGTAACAGGTGTTCAGGAGTCAAACGATTACGGTAGTTGGTTCAACCTAAGTGTTGATCGTGTAGATCCTACCGACGTTCCGGCTCAAGCAATCCAAGAAGCCAAGAATATGTTTGAGTCTTTCCAGAAGGGAGAGGTTAAGACATCTGCTGGTACTGCGGATGAGATGGGTGCAGCAACTCCAACCACTGACGATGTTCCTTTTTAGGTAGGGTCATCTAAGCTGCTGGACAGGGGGCAGCAATAAGGTTTTTCGGTTCCTACCTAGAACACAACTCCTTGTGACCGAATAACCACCCCCTGCTTTTTACCATAAGGAGTTTGCTATGAGCCTAGCAGAACGGTTTATGGCTGCGTTTGAAGGCTTCAGCGCAGCGCACGGACAGACACAGATATCAGATGAGAGACGCGCTGGAAAGCAGAAGGCGAAGTCTTACATTGTACGGAAGCCACTGACACTAGACCTGATCAAGTCACACATCGCCGGAGACTGGGGCGTTGGATCAATCCCTATTAACGAAGATAACAAGTGCCGATTTGGTGCACTGGACATCGATCAATATCCATTAGATTTAGAAGCCCTTGATAAAAAATTACGCGACGCCGGCATACCTTGCATAGTGTGTAGGTCTAAGTCGGGCGGCGCCCACATTTTCTTTTTCTTTAAAGAGTGGATTGGTGCAGGAGAGTTCCGTGATAAAGCTTCAGAGATTTCTGCCGTACTTGGTTATGGCGGCTGTGAGATTTTCCCAAAGCAGGAACAGGTTCTTGTCGAGCGTGGGGACGTGGGTAACTTTATCAACCTGCCGTATTTTGATGCGGAACAAACACTCCGTTACGCGCTGCTTGAAGACGGCGAGGCCGCGACACTAGAACAGTTTCTAGATTTAATTGAAGAGCGTAAGCTGGATGTATCCACTTTCCTAACACTGGAGCTAGGCGGCACGTCAGATCAGTTTAAGGAATGGCCTCCGTGTCTCAAGCACTTGTTGGAGTCAGGTATTCCAGAGGGTGGCAGGAACACGACGATGTTTGCTGTGGGTACAGCCTGTAAACTTGTTGATCCTGACAACTGGAAGACCCTGCACGAGAAGATTAACACACAGTATTGTCAGCCACCTTTGCCTGCGTCAGAGATCGTAACGATCCAGCAGCAGCTAGAGAAGAAAGAATATTTTTACCCGTGTGAACAGCAGCCACTGGCCTCTCATTGCAACAAGAATTTATGCAAGCGAAAGAAATATGGTATCGGTCCAGCACAACAGAGCGTGGATCTTGCTGGGCTGTCAGTGATTTTGTCTGAGCCAAGGCTGTGGTTTATGGATGTGAACGGTCGGCGCTTGGAGCTAACGACAGAGGAGCTACAGGTTCCGCTGAAGTTTCAACGTGCCTGTATGGAGCAGCTAAACTTTATGCCGCAAGCTATGAAGGCGGCTGACTGGCACACGGTAGTCAACTCTATGATGGACAACCTAAACGAGATCGAGGTGCCACAAGAGTTAACATACAAAGGCCAGTTCATTGACCACTTAGAAAACTATTGCACCGGTAATGTGCAGGCTCAGTCGGCAGAAGAACTACTGCTCGGCAAGCCATACCCAGAGGAAGGTAAGATTTTCTTCCGGCTCGAGGGCTTGATGAACTACCTGCGTAACAAACGCTTTGATGAATACACTAGAGCACAGATTCAAGAACGTATTAAAGAGGTCAATGGTGGAGAAGAATCTCACGGCGTTAAGGGTTTTAAAACAGTTAAGGGTTCGTGGAAAACAATTCGCGTATGGTGGGTTCCAGAGTTTGTGGGAGAGGTAGAAATACCAGACGTTTATGTAGAAACTTCTGAGGTTCCGTTCTGATGGAAACAACTATCTTCGGTCCTCCCGGCACTGGCAAGACAACCAAGCTGATTAACATCGTGAAGCAGGAGCTAGAGAATGGCACACCTGCTGACCGCATTGCTTTTGTTTCTTTCAGCAAGAAAGCTGCTGAAGAAGCACGAACTCGTGCGGCTGGGGTGCTGGGTATGGATCCGAAGCAGATGATTTGGTTTCGTACTTTACACTCTATGGCATTTCAATTTAGCGGGATGAACACCCGTCAAGTAATGAGAGGCAGCGACTACGCTGCGCTCGGCAAGTTAGTCGGGCTAGAGTTCGGCTCAAACTCTAGCCTGACTAGCTCTGATGGGGTGTTGTTTACCCCCGGAAAAAGCGGAGACGCCTATCTGTCTATGATACAGATGGCAAGGGTCAGGGGCATCGATCTAGCAGATCAGTTCAATCAGACAGGTGACTATAACCTAAGCTATCAGCAAGCACGAATTGTTCGCAACGCTATGCAGTCATACAAAAGCGAAGCCAACAAGTTTGATTTTGTGGACATGATCGAGAACTTTATAGCCGAGGGCCAAGGGCCAAGTATCGATGTCCTTATTGTCGATGAGGCTCAGGACCTTGTACCGCTACAGTGGAAGATGGTTCTCGGGGTGCTACGTCCTATTGCCAAACGTATCTATTATGCAGGGGATGACGACCAGTGTATCTATGCGTGGATGGGTGTTCAGGTGCGGGACTTCTTGGGAGCTTGTGAGAACAAGGAGATATTGCAGCAGTCATACAGGATACCCGCGCAGGTGCACGATGTAGCGGGTCGCCTTGTCAAGAGAATAGGTGTGCGTCAGGAAAAAATTTGGAATCCTGCCACTCATCAGGGGACAGTTGTCTGGCATCATGATATTATGGATGTAGACATCAGAACCGGTGAGTGGTTAATCCTTGCAAGAACAAATTACATTGCAAATCAAATCTCTACACAGCTTAAAGAAAGCGGTTATGTATTCTACCGCGAAGGTTCTGGTTGGTCTGTATCCCCCAACATCCTAGAAGCAATTGAGGTATGGTTACGCTTATGCAAAGGACACGCTTTATCTGCCCAACAGTTGAAGACCTTCGAGAAACAAATCAGACCAAACATTTTGCCCAAGTCTGGGCGCTCTATACTCCGCTCCCTAGATCCAGATCAAGACTATACTCTCGACGACATTACAGAGAAATGCTTGTGGCCCGTGTCGAAGGAGACACCGTGGTACGAGATAGTGAAGGTGTCGGAGAAGGAGCAGATATATATAACTTCTGTCCGCCGTGCGGGGGAGAGGATCCTTACAGACAAACCTCGTTTAAAAATTTCTACGATCCATAAGGCCAAGGGTGGTGAGGCAGACAACGTGCTGCTTCTTCTCGACTCTACAAAAGCTGCATTAGAAAGTCCTGATCAAGATTCCGAGGTCAGGACTTTTTATGTGGGTATTACACGGGCTAAGAAAGCCTTGCATTTAGTTGAACCAAAAACAAGAAACGGATTCTACCTATGAAAACCAGAGAAGACTTCCTCAACAAAGCAGAAGAACTAATCAACGGGCCGAGAGCCAAGGAGTATGGTCCTGCTAAAATGAATCACGAGCGGATTGCTGCGATCTGGAATGTTTTCTTGGAGCGTAAGTTGGTTCATGCAATCACCCCAGAAGATGTGGTGGCCTGCATGATTGGTCTGAAGCTGGCTAGACTTGCAGAGGATACAAGCAAGGACGACTCGTGGGTAGACATCATTGGGTACGCCGCACTCGGAGGAGAGATTGTCAATGACGATGAATGAGCAAATGAATCTTTTAGACATCGATGTCAAGGAGGTAGCAATGGGATTCGGAGACGAAGATGACTGGGCACCGCCGTCATCGTTTCCTGATCTGACTAACTGTGATCGCATTGCAATTGACTTGGAGACTTGTGACCCCAACTTGACAACGCTTGGCCCGGGATGGTGCCGTGGTGACGGGTATGTTATTGGCTACGCTGTGGCAGCAGGAGATTTTGTTGGATACTTTCCTGTACGCCACGAGGGTGGCGGGAACCTGCCAGAAAAGTTTGTTGTAAACTGGCTAAAGAAACAGCTTGCTACGCCGCATATTGAAAAGATTATGCACAATGCTTTGTATGACCTTGGCTGGATGCGGTGGGCTGGTATTGAAGTGCAGGGTAAAATCATTGACACAATGATTGCAGCGCCACTTCTTAATGAAAACCGCAGATACTACAACTTGAACTCTTTGGTTGGCGAGTATCTGGGCGAGTATAAAAACGAAAAGATGCTAAAAGCTGCTGCGGCTATGTATCATGTAGACCCCAAGTCTGGAATGTGGAGGCTACCTGCACGGTTTGTTGGTAAGTATGCAGAGCAAGACGCTTCTGTTACGCTGCGCCTGTGGGACAGGCTACGCCCAGACATCATAAAGGAAGAGATAACCAACATCTTTGAGCTCGAGACAGAGTTGCTACCCGTCCTGTTTGAAATGAAGACACGCGGCGTTCGTGTTAATGTTGACAAGGCAGAGCTTGTCAAGAAAGACCTAAAGAAAAGGGAAGATCTTTTACTTAAAGAAATAAAGAAAGAGACCGGCGTCACTGTTGAGCCGTGGGTTGCTACATCTGTAGCAAAGGCGTTCGATGCTCTTGGTCTTAAGTACCATAGGACACAGGGGACTGACGCGCCCTCCTTTACAAAACAGTTTCTTGCGAACCACGAGCACCCAATCGCGCAAAAGATTGTACGCCTTCGGGAGTTTAATAAGGCAAACACCACCTTTGTGGAGACGATCCTTGAACATTCGCATAACGGACGTATTCATTGTGACTTCAATGCCCTTCGTTCTGATGATGGCGGAACTGTAACTGGTAGGTTTTCCTCAAGCAACCCAAATCTACAGCAAATTCCTGCTCGTGACCCTGAGATTAAAGCAATGATCCGCGGCCTGTTCATACCAGAAGAGGGCTGCAAGTGGGGCAGCTTTGACTACTCGGCGCAGGAACCACGGTGGCTTGCACACTACTGTGCACAGGTAACAGGGGTGCATCGTCACCCGCAGATCGACGATGTGGTTAAAATGTACCACGAAGGCAACGCTGATTTCCACCAGATTGTTGCAGACATGGCAGGTATTAGTCGCAAAGATGCCAAGACAGTTAACCTTGGTATTATGTACGGTATGGGTCGGAAGAAACTGGCAGGTGTCATGGACA